CGAAGAGTCCGCACGTCGCTTTTTTCAGTGCCATCGGTTGAATGCAACACAATCCCCTGGATCTGATTTTTCCCTCTTCCTGGAGTAAATCCTTGCTCAGCAGGCATCGAGATGATACTCGGCGCTTGGCCGGATTGGGTCGTCTGCTGGGTTTGTTGTCCCTGCTGTTGTCGCTGCGGCAAAAACTGACTCAGATCCTGGAACGATATTGGGGGCCCAGATTGCTGCGATGCATCACTGGCCTGACCCGTGAGCGGAATCAGAGCGGCAATACTTGGATCAAGTTGTAAAGGATCATCAGGCATTTCACTGATTGCCTACGAACTGTTGCGACGTTGTTTCCCACGGTCTGGATTGCTGAAAGGCTTGTTGCGGCCAGTTCTCGGGCAAGAGGCCGCCTAGCCAATTTAGTGTAGTCCCGAGTCCACTACTTAGTTCGCCAGTTGACGTCAGTCCTCCGCCAATCACTGAGCCAGCGGTTTTCAATGCTCCACCAGCAGCGGCTCCAACCGCTTGCGCGCTTTGGCGACCGTAAGATGGTTGAGGCGGCTGCGGTGGTGTGTAGCCTGGCGGAGTTGTGTAGGCACCGGCTTGTCCCTGCGGTTGTTGGACGGGTTGATTCTGAACTTGAACACCGGCATTGGCACCAGTAGTCGCGTTAGCAATCGCGGCATTTGCCTGGTTTGAGTTCCCAACCTGAACAAGCGGATCACTTGTTTTCAGCAACGGATTGTATTTTTGCACTTCAGGCGAATTAAAATCCGCGCCGTATCTGGCAATCGCTCGATCAATGTTAGTCGTGTCGATATTCGGGTATCGATTAGCACGCATGTTATACAGGTTTTGCATGATCCTCTGCTTGAGTTGGAAACTCCCTTGGTTGCCGGTTATATTAGAGTCCTGAATACGAGGCATCGTCGTGGTCTTAGCCAACTCAATCATTGATTCCTTTGTGGGGGATGCTCCTGTTTCACCCATTACCCCACGACCAATCGGCACCAGTGCAGCATCCGCAGCCCGTGAAAATGCGAGTGCTTCCGGCGATGTAGCATCGGCGAATACGTGCATCGCTCCGCCAAGAGATCTAATTTGACCACCGACCCCCGTGGTCGGTTTTTCCATCATTTTATTGAAGTACTGCTGCAGGTTATTGACGGCATCGTAACCGTTTGTTATCGCGTCAAGTTTCTGCTGGTCGGTTTCCGACAATGCTGCAACTTTCCCAGAACCTCCTGCCTGCTGTATTTGCTGGGCTTGAGCGACTGCCCCTGGTCCCTGCCCCCATTGCTCTTTTTGTTCCGCAGCTGCAGTCCTGACAGCCTCTTCCCGCTCCGCAATGCTTGGTCCTATCACTGCCCCCTGCTCATTTGTCGGGCGTGTGACTGCCGCCTGTCGAGCACCGAGTTGACCACGTTCTTTCTGCGCTTGTTCAGCAACGGTCCGATGATAATTGTTGGCATCCTCTAAAGCCTTAGCTTCAACCGCTTTGATATCGTCAGGAGTTGGCAGCAAATTTTGGGCATGCTGCGCCTCAAGCATTCTTTGTCCTGTTAATGCAGCAAACGTGACCGGATCATGAACTGTCATATTAGGCTGCACGTCCGGCACCGTGACCAGATCAGCACGAGGCGCGACATCACCTTGAACTTGAAGCTCGCCAACCGTTGCCCCGCTTAGATCTGTAGCCATAAAGGTTATTGCGTTGGTCGGAACGTTCTGCCATCCGACATTACATAGCCCCGTTGTCCTCTGAGAGTGGCTGTTTTTGAACCCGGTGGAATTGGATCTTTCCCTCCTAACGGTTGCCCAATTATTACACCGGCCGCCAGCGGATTTGTGATATCCGGACTTCCCAACGGAGTTGGCTGACCTGGTACACCGGCAAGTTGTTGACCTGGAGTGAGGGGTTGAGCTTGTTGCACCTGTGGCGCAGTTTGCACCACCTGGTTTCGGTTTGCTTGGTTCTGTTGAACGGGCAGTTTTCCCACGTTAACCCCGGCCGCTTGACCATAGCCGCTTTTAATCGCTTGAATCGTATCGAGTAGTTTGGCGTGTTCAGTGTTGATATCAGCAACGCTCTTTCCCATTTGCAACGCCGCAGCCCGTCTTTCCGCCTGATCCGCTATATATTGTCCCGCATACAGACCAAGCATCGATTGTTTCGCACCCAAGCTTTTCCCCATCACGGCTTGATACTCTTCTGGCGAGAGTATCCCAGTTTGGTGCAAAGCCGCGAGAGTATCGTTGGCATCGACATTCTGTTTACCGATATCCGCCACGGTGCCAATCGCTTCTGCGAGCGATTTGCCGGCTTGGGTGATGCCGGCTGCGTAGCCGCTTCCGATGTCGGTCAACGGAGTGTTGTAGGTCAGATTGAACTGCGGTGCTGGAAGGAACTCGCTCATTTTTTCTCTCCGAAATAATCAGGCACCCAGCCGAACTCGGCGGCCGCGCCCGAAACATTTGTGATCGCCCGATTCATTTTCGGGCAAAAAACTGTCGCGCCAGGAGTCCGCTTGTCGACGCATCTTAAACAGGTGGGGTACCAATCGGAGTTGAACGTTTTGTCAAGCCACTCGCACCGGTTCGCGATGTCGTACCGGTCAGCCTGGAACGGTACCTGATACTTTTCGGTATAATCCCACACGTCGTCGTGCGTCCATTCCTTGAGCGGAAAGACAAAATCCGGTCCTTCGTCACGCATCACGATCGGCGAGTGCAGCGGCATCACGCCGTAGATTTGATCGGTGTCGACATCTTTATGCGCCACGAAAGCGACGTCCCACGGGTAATTGAACGTGCCGCATGGGCGCATCAGGAAATTAACCGCACACAAGTAATCGCGCCCGTCCTCTCCGTCTTTGTACTCGATGGTATTTTTGAAGAGCGCAATCATCGAAACTGGACCGGAGGAATACTCGCTCACCAGTGCAACCATCTCTGGGCTGTGCTTGAGGCTGACCCGGATCGGCGGATAATCGTGCACCTCCAGACACCAGTTGTGAATGATCAGATTGGCGAAGGCGTTTTTGCGCGGGAAATACGGATCCCGGTAATAGACGATCGGCATCCGGATCCCGGCTGAATAGAGCAAGTGCAATAGCACCATCGAGTCTTTACCAAACGAACAGTTAAGAACCGGATAAGCATAATCTTTGAGCTGATCCTCGATCCACTTGAGCGTCTCGATCTTTTTTTCCTCGATGCTCACTTTCGTTCTTCCATCTTGCGCTTGTAGTCAGCGTCGCTCTCCGGACAAATCGTTAATTCTTCGTCGGTGCCAATGTCGCAAGCCGCGATGATCAGATTTTCTCCGTCCTGCTCATCGCCAAGGACGCAATTGGCTTGGTCGCCGTTGCGCGGAAAATTCCAAAACTGGCTCTCGTCGCAACATATGACCCAATGGCTATTTTTTGGGTTGAGATAGCCTCGCTCCATTATAAAGACTCGCTTACGAGGCTCAGCGAACTCAACGGCATAATCGGATATAGCCCGGTCCAGGCCCGGATAAAATGCCCACAACACTGCCCCTTTGCGGATCGGTTTTAACGCAAAGATTCCCAGCCCATGGATCTCACTCTTTTTGATCTCTACTGGGATCATCATCATAGAAGTTCAAAACAGCGCTACTCCGCCGATCAGAGCACCCCCAAGAGTTCCGATTGCACCAATCGTTGCTCCTTGGGCCGCTCCCTTGGATTGAGCGTTCATCTGATTAGCTGCTGCGGTAGCGTTCATTTGCGCCATCTGGTTCTGATTTACCAGTGACAGTAGTCCGCTGCCCTGAAAGAGGTTCGGACTTCCCGTCCCGTAACCTCCAGCCATTTGGCCAAGGTTTTGAGCAAATTGCCCACCCTGGCCTTGAGTACCCAGAAGCGCGCTTTGCCACCCGCTGGTGGCTCCATAAACATTGGAGAGCCCTTGGGCACCCGCCTGTTGCTGCCGGTAAAGTTGATCAAGAATCGATCCCTGCAAGCCTGCTGCCATTTGCGTGCCGGACTGCTGCACGCCGATCGCGGCCTGGGTCATCGCAGCCTGCTGCTGCTGAGCCGCGCTAAGGTTTTGCGCGATTTGACCTTGGAGTCCTGCCTGCACTCCGGCACCCGCTTGTCCAAGTTGGCCCGCAGTTCCGTAAAGTTGACCGGCCAATTGCTGGTTTTGCTGAGTCGCCTGGATGTCGACTTGGGACAGACCCATCGCGTTAGCGGTACGTTGCTGAATTTGCCCTGCGACTAATGGTTGAACACCTGCTGCGAACTGCTCGCGTTGCTGCAATCGCGCTTGCTGAACGGCATCGCGGTTCAAGACCTCGGCGGCGATTGAGCCCGTCGAACCAAGCATGCCTCTGGCTGAATACGCGGCCCGAGCAGCCTGGGCGGCATCTTGCAAACCTTGCTGAGATACCTGTCCACCAAGGCCGAGTTGTTGCTGAGCAACGTCGCTTAACTGCTGGGTAAGCGGGTCTAGTTTCCCTAGTTGCCCGGATACCGCGCCGGTAGTCTGCTGCCAGAGCGGGCTGCGAGTATCGGCTGCAGCTTGACCGGCAATGCCGCGTATGTCCGTCACACCTTGGGCGGTGCCGGCACCGACCTGCCCAGAGAGCGCCTGGAGCTGCTGGTTTACCGGCGTGTAAGCACGCCCAGCCTGCGCGGCCAGGTCAGTGAGCGATTGCACTTGCCCAGGGGTTTGCTGCTGAGTCGTCTGCAGAAGCCCTTGCAGAGTCTGATCCGGAGTCGCACCTACTTGCTGCCGCGCCAGCGCTTGCATCTGCTGTAACTGCGGGCTCGCGTTGAGCGCCATCTGGCCGATCTCAGCGCCATGTTGCCCGTAAACGTTGATCGCATTGGTCATCGCATAATTCTGCGCCTGCGTTAATGCGGCTTGCGCTGGCAGAACCTGACGCTCGAGCGCTCCGGTATAGAAATTGATATTTGATCCCTGGATGCCCTGCTGCATCGCGTTGTAGAGCGGCTGATACTGCGACTCCTCGGCGTAAAGCCCAGGCGCATTCTGGACATAGGCGCCGAGCGCACTCGCGTATTCCTGTCCTGGATCCGGGGCCTTGGGGGTCGGAACTGAGGGTGCTCCTCCGATGGCTTTAACCCTGCCTTTCTAGTAGCGTGCCAAACTGCATTTTATTTGGCGTCAGCATAAGTATTCCGACCATAGTAGATATCGCGGTTGTATAGCTGTTCCCAGGCTATGATTTTTGTTTTTCCCCTTCGTTTAAAGGCAACAAAGTCAAGCGCGAACGGCGCTTCCAGGCACAGGTCGTAGGAAGACATGGTGCCTTTTTCGGTCGCCCAAAAATATATCCACCAGCAGTTGTGCGGGGATCTGTCCATGAAAATCTCTTTGCCATCGGTCCAGCAGGTTGCGCCCATAAGCAGAAAATTCGGACGACGAATAATAGTGCCGCTGAAAAAGCAACGAAGGATGGTTTGAGCCAGAGCACCTTCGGGCTCGTTCTCCGCGTACCACTGTTTTGCGATTTGTCCGACATCCTTGTTCATGCTTTTACGATCCAATAACCAACCGAATAGGGTTGCATGACGTTATGCGCACCGTTTCCACCGGCTGCTTGCATACCGGTCGAGATATCACCAGTCGTCGCCGAAACTACCGACCAACCAGATCCACTACCAACACCACTGCCACCCGCCAGCGAAACATAACTATGCGTGTGATTCATGACATGCGCATGACTAGGCATCTCAGCGACCGATAACGCGTGACTTTCCTCGCCACCTCGCGTGCCAAATCCTCGAGCCGTAATACCAGGTGCGGGGGCGTTGACGTAGCCGATCGGCGTTCTTCCACGCAGGTCAGGCAGATTGAACGTATTAACATTATCGCCCGCGCCCCAATAGGTGCCGATCGCCGCGAAGAGCGCTGCATATGTCGTTCGCGAAACTGCGCTCCCGTCTGCCACAAACCATCCTCCTGGGGGATTTGGTCCGGAGAAAAATGCCATAATCCCTGGTGGAATGATCATATTGATGACTTCCTGCGCGAGTTTGGCAAGGGTAACCGCGCCATTCTGAATGTCAGCTGTCGCAACCTTGGTGACGGTGTCTAAGAGATATCCGACTGTTCCCCCGCTATCGACGGTTTTGAGTCTGCCGTTGATATCCAGGCCAACAGCTCGAGCAACCCGTCCCGGGCGATAGAAACTCACTGCCGGCATGTATCCATCATTTGCCGCATTGGGCGTCGTACCTTGAACCATTATCGCTGCGGTCGTATAACCGGCTGCACCAACCACGACTTCATTCGCGAAATTCAGTACCCCTGGCCCAATTGCGTTATCGCCCGCTTTCTTAATAGGCGTGTACCCGAGATTCGCAACAGTGGCACCAGCAGCCATGGTGCGCCCGTCGATCGCACCATCGTTGATATCACCATTCTTGATCGACTTGGCTTGATATGCTCCAGTCGGTACTACGTTGGGAAGAAACAAGGTCGGCCGCGCGATACAGCCGTCCTGGAGCATGGTTGAATCGACTGATGGTGCCGTAATGAAAAGACCAGGGTCATCGACAAACTCCGTCGCGACCTCGCCAATTTGGAACTTCAGCCGCGAAAACAGGACGTTATTGGCTGCGGCATTAAGCGATCCGGCTGGCAACGCGATTGCGATTAAAAGCCCGTTGGCGACATTCGCCAGGGTCGACACATCGAGAGTCGCTGTCATGTACGTCCAGGTGGCATTTGCTCCGGTTTGCAGATTGATCGTGGTCTGGAGCGTGATGACGGCAAAATTGTTAAACGCGTTGCACGTGTAGAAATTGAGCGTTGGCGATATCGTCAGACCAGTGGAGTTGTACAGATAGCCACTGAACGTGCATTTCCGGCGCAGCGTGGCCGAGAGATCGCCATTGATCTGCTGCCCAAACTCGACAATAGCAACGCTCGCAGCGCCCTGAATTTCAGTGGTGAAAAGGCTGAACTTATCCGGTACCGTGGACGACTGCAGAAAGTTGCAAGCAGCACCATTCGGACGGCATAGCCAATAGTTGGCGTTCGTGGTCCAAACGCCTGTCGGACAACTAACGCCTCCAGGCGTTTTCCAGAACGATGAATAAAAATTACCGTTTCGGAAAAAGTTCTGATCGTTGACAGGATCAGTGAGGGCAAGCTCAACGACTGGAGTCGCCAAGAGATTCAGTTTGTCGGCATCAAGAATGTCCTTGGGTCCAAACTTGTAGGCTGGTTTTACGATGAGGTCGGCTATTAGATTACCCTCCTTTCATTCTTAGGTTTGTGATCGAGGATCCCTCTGGTCTTCGTAAGCATCCAGAGACACCTGGCGGATCTGAATCGCGCCTTGCGTGTTCTCGATCTTGAATTGGATGTAGCGGGATTTGAGTCCGATAGGAAAGCGCTCAGTTTCTTCCTGCATCCGCTCGATCTGCACTCCGTTGTAGCCAAGCATGAGCGGTAGCCCAACTGAGTAATCCTGGCGCCGGCCATTAGCGTGATCGTCGTTGGAGTTCAGCGGGTTCCAGAGCGGCATATTCCAAGTTTTGTACTTCGTACGATTCTTAGTCTTGTTGCTCACGAGCACCTTGGCGTTGTTGCCGTCTGGATAAGCTTTCACGGTGAAGCTCGGATTCCAGGTCGCGCAATCCATTTCCATGCGCTTGAAAAATGACCGGTTGCCTGGGCCGGCATAACCACGCAGCATTATGGAAGTGTCGATCTGATACTCGAAATCAATGCTCGACCCCATGAGATCGGTTTTGCCTTGCTCGAGCAAAAGAATGATGCCTTTTTGCCGATCGATAGCGTAAAGCCTGCGCTCTCCGTCGTAATCCATCTTGATCAGATCATCGATGCAAAAGTCCGGATCTCCGAAGGTGTCGATCGATTCCCAGAAACCGCTGACCAGGTTGTAGACGATCAAACAGTTATTTCTCACTGCGTTCTTCAGCGGAATCGCGAAGTAGAGTCGGTCGCGGCGATATTGAGCTCTGATTAGATTTGCTGCGTTCCAGTTGATCGCATCGATAACAGGTTTAATCGAGTCGGACACCGGGACCTCTTCGGGTTGGGGAGTGTTGACAAGCGCCTGGCTGATCCGAAAAACGCCGGATTGACTCATGAAATAAATGTCACCTCCGATGTCCACCACAGCACGGCGTCCAACCAATCCGAGTGAGCCTGGAAGTTTTGCTAAGACTGCACCGCTCAAATCGCCGCTGACACTCGTGACTCGATAAATTGAGTGACGCTTAAAACAAATGACCTGCTGTTGTTGCCAGGGAAAGACTCTGACGAGGTCGTCTGATTCACCTTGATTGATCTGGAAATCGTCAATGGTCCAGTCGTACTCAACGTAATCGGCAATGTCGGAAACGGCGATTCGGTCTTTGCCGTAAGGGACCAACATTCTGTTGGCGGCATTCTCAGCATAGTAGGCGTTTGGCACAGTTGCCCGTCCACCGGTTGGAGGTGGAAACGGTTGCCAATAAACTGACCAATCTCCGTGCCAGAGCAGCGGCGTTTGCAATGGGCCGCGCCATAGGAAGAACACGTCAAAGCATTGGCTGAACTCGACCGTAGCTGTGATTGTCTCGGACAACGGAAGGAACTGCGGATATTCGCCGTCTCGCACGAACCAGACACCATTTGAAACGGCGACTGCCAGCCACTCGAGCCCATTCGGATTAGAAAAGAGCCCAACTCCAAAGATCGTGTTATACTTAATCGTGTTGAGCGCACCGGGGCACAGACTCCCTAGCCGCGTCTCCAACCCTCCGTTCTCGACCCGGACATTGTAAGCTTCGCGATAGAACCCAGGCTGCATCGAAGCTGGATCCTTGCTCTTCATGTCCATCCCGGTGAAAGTCGCGTCTCCGTTCGGAGTCTCGACCTCATTTTGCCTATACCGGAGTGGCGCCCAACGTGACATTTACTTTGTGCGACCAGTGTACGGACTCGGTTCGTCAGGACGGGTGTCAGTGTCGACGTCCGGGCTCATCGGCAAATTGTCGCGAGGTGTGACGGTTGGTTTACCGTACACTCGCGGATTATCGGGGCTATCGTGTTTCGGTTTTGGAGGTGGCATTTTAGGTTTGGGGTTGAGGTCCATACGGACTCGGGGCAGGCGGGATCATAGGTGCCGGGGCAGGCTGCGGGACTCCACCCGAACCGCCAAACGGAGCGGGGGCTGGCGGTATCACAGGCGGGGGTAATTGCTCATGCGCGGGTTTTGGAGACTGCGCCTTTTTCTGCGGATAGATTCCTTTAGGATCCGGAACATCGTGTTTATGTTTATTCGGAGGTGGCATTAGGCACTCCTTTCTTGATTAACTTTCACTGTCACGCCGGGAGGCGCATTGATTGTGATGGTGACGATGAGATCAGACGGTGGCGGAGGTGGAGGCACCGGCACTGGAGTACCACTGGCCCATTGCGCAGCCAAGTCTTCTGGCGTTCCATCATAGGACGAAAGATCAACGGGATTCGGTAAGCCGTGGAGCGTGTGCGGTCCCGGGCCTTGACCGTCGCCGGTGTACTGCCAAATCCAGTACGTTTTCCAGCTCGCCTGCACGACCGGAGTTGAGCCGTACTGCGCAAGCCAGAGACGCCTGGAACCGAAAAATAGATCAATTTTTGAGCCGAGATCTTCCTTGATCAGATTCCCGGAATAGATGACGCATTCACCTGGCCGGCCAAGTCCGTCCTCAACCTGCGTGATGAAGTCCTGCGCCTTTGAGAGGTTCATCGTGTTCGGATCGTAAGGCTCGAAATCCAGGCAAAACAACGTGTCGGGATCGATCTGGGCAAACGCGAGAAAGTTGGCGACCTGAAGTTTGACGTCGCTCGAATCGCCGAAATGATACGCGCCCCATTTGATTCCAGCTTTGAGAGCAAGCGTTCGCTGCGTCACGTAGGTTGGGTCTTGATACCCTGTTCCTTGAGTCGCTTTGTAGATAACACCGATAAGGCCGGCTGCCTTCGCGGCAACAAAGTTAGCCGCTGAATCGTAGTGGGAAAGATCAACTACCAATGGATTAATTTTCATTGATTGATAGATCATTGCTTTTATGGACCCTTTTGTGTTTCGGTCCGCTTAGTTATCTGATACGTATTCAATCCTGCCAAACTGACCAGCATCGCAGTAATCGACAGATAAAAATCCCTTAGAAAACCGGAATGCATCAATCTTTCATCGAGGGTAGGACTAGCGTTTAAATGAATTATAAAGAAAACCAACGGAGCAGTCAGATATGTGATGACAAGTCCCCAACAAAGAACAATCTTCCAGAACGGTTCTTGGTGGAAAAGATCATCAACTACCAAGGGATTACTTTTATCCGGTTCGTTCCTCATTCAATTCATTAACCCCCTGCGCTGCTTTTTCTCCGTGCCTTTAATCGTGCCCTTATTTTGCGATGCGTAAAAGACCTCTTCGCCTTTTTTCTTGCCGTACTGGTCCTGCATGGTCCGCTTGATTTTCTTGCCCTTCTTAGTCAGTGGCATCGTGCCTCCTATCTAAAATACCCGCTCCAATTATCCCGTTGCCCCTGCTGAAGTTGCTGCTGGTCAAAAGCCTCCGATAGATAGCCGAACGCCTGGGTGAGCTGGTCCGGAGCTTTCTCGTTCTGCCCGTCGACGACGAGCGTATCGGCAAACGCAGCCTGGGTGACGAACCGGGTCATCGGATAAGGAATCCGGAACATCGTCCAGGAGGCAGGCGTTAAGCTCGGCTGTTGTCCAACATTCGCGTCGATGCTCGAGATGTAGCTATCGGTCCCGTCGATCGCCGCATCGCCGGTATTGTAGGTGGTCGTGGGAACCCACTGCGATCGGCCGATGCCTGGGTAAGGGATCCGGAATAACAACCAGACAAAAGCGCAGTTAGAAGTTGCCGTGAATTCCAGCCCGCGAGCGCTGATTAAGAACTGCTGGCGGATCTTGTGCGGATCCTCGTAAGGGTTCTTGTTCCAAGCACCGAATGCAGTGCCGATCGGTGTTTTGCCGGCTGCCTGCCACGGGATATACCGCGGAGACACGTTCGGGTTCGGTGCCCAGATAGCCGTGTTAGAGAGCGGTGCGCCCGTGGTCATCACAAGCGCCTGGTAATAGGCTTGAGTGCAGGGATCCCAGACAATCGAGTTCAAGGGGTAACACGCAGTGACGTCGTAATCTGGCGCAAACGCGCGTTGCTCACAGAACGTGGTTTCGATGAAGTCGTACAGATCCCAAGCCTCGCGCAACCGGTCATCCATGAATCCCAGCATTTGGTAGGCTGCTTCCGGATCCATATTGGCATCGTCGCCTGCCGGCACCAGACCTCGCCGGCGGGCTACATCATAGAGCACTCGCTGCGTTGAGTAGGCAACATTCATCGATAACCTACCTGGATTTTTCGCGAACGTGGTTTGACTACCACTTCAGGATTATCGCGTTTGTATTCCCGAACGAAGGATGGGTCGTTCCAGATTTGCCGGCCGTAACGCATCACCCAGTGCCAGTACGCGGTAAGATCGACGCGCATATGACATTCGCCTAACCCGTCGACGAAACATTCATCCAAGTCCTCAGTCGCCGCAGCGATCCGCTTTTGACTGGAGAATGCTAGTTCCTCCTCGGCACGTTGTTCGTCGGTGAGAGTCCGAACGAAGTCTCGCACGAACTCTTCACCGCGAGCTGCCGCTAAGTCAGCGGCGAACTGTTCCCATCCCAGGATCATCTATGCAGTAGGCGCGATTTTCCCTAAGCCAAGCGGGTTGTAGACAACCAGTCCGCAGATAGCGTCGACGTAACCCCTTGGTCCACCTCCTAAATCCGGGTTCTCTTTGTACCCAGGCATCCGGTTGTACCGGAGCTCGAACTGGTCCCAGTCAATCAGGTACCCGCGCCCGTTGAAGACATTCGGGGTCACCGAATCCTTGGCCAGAAACAGCGAGAGGATCAGTTTGGTTGAGCCAAAGTCCCCTTGCCAGAAATCGACCGTGTTAATGATCGCTTTGGAGTCTGCGTCCTGATTGAACCGGCGAAGCGGCACCGTCGAGACACTACTAGGGACATAGGTCGCGAAACTCGAGAACCGTTTCTTGAGTGCCGTGCCGCAGAGCAGGTCGAAATCTTTCTGTTGCCCGGTCTGTTGATAGATCGATTCCATGGCGCCATTGACGTCGTCTTCTATCATCGTTGCGGTGGTCATCGTAAGGATCGAAGTCAGCGGCGTCAGAAAGGTCGTTGGACACGGCAAATCAGTCTGTGCCGTGTTAGTAATCCACCGACCCACCCCACGAGTCAGGTAGGCTTTAGTCGCGCCGTCATCAGCCTGGCTATCCTGGTCAGAGCAGAAAGTCGCTTCCATCGAGCGCTTCAGCTCCAGGATGACCTTCTTAATCGCCCGCTGCATTTCAGCGTGCCGGCCGACCCCGGCAACGTCGCTGACGTTTTGGGCCATGTCGCTCACCATGAACGCCTTGCGGAATTTCTGAATCCGCCCGTGAGCCTTGGCCCGCTTTGCAGCCGGGTTCACGTAATCGGTAGCGAGAACGTCTATGCCATCGATAATACCTCCCATTTGAGGGTCATCATAGGCATCCATCTGCCAGTCATAGATTGTGTTGACTGGCTCAGACCCTTTCGGGCACATCGAGGAAAATGGTGTGTTTTTGTAGTCCACCATTGCGATGACGTCGGCAAAATCCTCGCGTTTGCCGACTTGATTGATCTCCAATAGACCTGCCATTTGTGCTTCAGCGTTTTGAGCGCTGAGCACGTGCTTCTGCTCCACCTGCAATCAGGGAATCAACGAACTTGTCCAGCGCTTTGCCGCTAGAGTCCGTTGCGATTGCAGTGAGTTCTTCGCCGCTCAACGCCCGGGATTTGGGAACACGTGGTGCGGCTGCAGGTTGCGGAGTTGCCAGAGGAGGCGTTTGACCGTTACTACCCTTAGCTTGTGCTGCTTTGGCGAACCGGATTTTCCGGCCCATGATGGCATCGCCAATAATGAGTGCAATGTCAGGGTATTTGCGGCATTCAGGAAATTCTTTTAGCCAGACGAGCATCTCTTGGTTGTCGGGACTACCCGCCTTAAATAGCGATGGATAAGCTCTAAGCGCTTGGCTATCAAAATCAGCTTTGGCTTGGATGTACTGATTACGCTGCGGAATATGCAACGAGAGCATGTTCTCGGCATTTGCCAGGATCTGCTTGACCTCGGGCCCATCCAGCCACTTGGTCTTGCCTTCTCCGAGATCGATATTCCCACCGTCCAGGTTCTGGATAGCCCAGTTCTTGGCCCGCAACACAAGTTTCAATCGCTCCTGAAGCTCAGCCTGGGTTTCGATCCCGGCAAGCGGTGAAGCAGGAGTCGGAGCAACCGGTGGCGGAGCGACAAACTTGGATTTCAAGTCCGTCAACTCAGCCTCGAGTGCGGCGGCTTTTTCCTCGGCGCCCTTGCGTTGGGCGGTGAGTTTATCGATCCGTTTCTGGACCGAATCTGAAATTTCCTGTTTAGGTTCCTCTTCTGGCGGAGGTTCTTCCACCTCGGGC